AATGGAAGTGAGTTTGCCTTTTACGGATTAGACTATTCAGAGAAATTACATGGTAGAAGTCAGGATTGGTTCTGGATTAATGAAACAATGGAAGTAGGAAAGAAGCATTTTGACCAATTAGAAATGAGAACAAGGATAGGTGGAATACTAGACTACAATCCTTATGATGACTTACATTGGGTATTTGACTTACAGAAGCGACCTGATGTTACTGTTATTAAGAGTACAATGTTAGACAATGTAAGATTTCTACCAAAACAGATTATAGATAAGATTAAGAGTTATGAACCTACTGAAGAAAATATTAA